CCGGGGTGTTCAGGAGGCCCGGTCTCGGTCAACTTTCACCCGACCCCGGTCGCAAGGGATTGATCATGACCTGAGAGTTACCAACTCGATACCGATCGTGAGGGCGGGTCGTGCCTCGTCGGGTCACCCACTGCCCTGTTGCATGGCCAGCACGCGGCCACGATCGTGCGCTCATCGTCGCCGCGCTCCTTGCCCAGCGTGTGGTGCGCCTGCGTGGCCACCCCCGTGCACACCCCCGGCAGGCGCACCCGACACCGGTACCCATCCCGCTCGAGCACCCGTCGACGCAGCCGACGCCACGCCCGGGTGCTACCGCCTGACCACCCGCGGCTCACTAGAACTCGAGCTGCTCGAGCACCGCGACGTGGGTGAGTCCACGTTCTGTCCACGTTTCGTCCGCTGCCTCGTGCTGGTGGTCGGGCGCACGAAAGCGCACGCCTACCCAGGCGCGCAGGAACTTGCCCGTGACGAGCGCGTGCTTGGCCTGCTCGAACGGGTCGAACACGCCGAGCTTGTGCCGATCGTTGATCTGAACACGTTCGGCCACGGCCTCACGGCCCAGTGCTGCCTTGATCGACTGGGGCATGCGGGTGTTGATCGTTTGGTTCGACCACTTGCGCTTTCCTTGCGCCTCAAGGAACTCGCCGAACTTCTCTGCCATCACGGTGACGGGCACCAGCGCGTTGGGGCACAGCTCGAGGTACTCCTGCGCGAACTGGTAGCCCACGTCGCTGTCCGCTCGCCATGCGTCCGTTGCGTCCTGCACGGCAGGCGGCAGGGCGTGCAGCGAGTCGCGATCGTCGTACCAGCGCCGAGCGCCACGGACGGCCCACGCGAGCGCGGCCATGGGCAGCGTGGGGTCACTGTCGATGCGGTGCTTGATCGACGGGTCGCCGAGGCGCTCACCCTCACGTGGATCGCTTGCCACGAAACGGAACGGGAACAGGACGGCCACCAGTCGCCGCCACGTGCCGTGGTCAGTGGTGGCCACCACCGGGTAGTGGTTCGTGTTGATCATCAGCGTGTGCGTGGTGTCGAACGTGATCGAGTCCTGCCGCATCCGCCGCGCGGTGATCTTGGGCGTCCCGATGATCGTTTTTAGCTGGTGCGTGTCGAGGCTGCCCTCCTCGGGCGTCTCCTCGAGCACGGCCAGGCGCAGGCCGCGCAGATCCATCAGTTCGGTTGGGTGCTGATTTGCACTGCCCTGCAACAGAACCCGGTGCGAGATCATGCCCGCGTAGTCGCCGAACGCCCTCATGATCGCCTTCATAAACGCGCTCTTGCCGTTCTGGCCACCACCGACCGTCAGCACCAAGCTGTCCTCGGTCCACCCGGACAGCGCCTGCCCGATGCGGAGCTGCAACCACTCCCGGACGTCGGCAGGGACGGCGTTCAGCACCTCGTCCCAGACCGCCGAGCGTGCCGCAGGGTCGAACGCGGCCCCGGTCTGTTTGGTCATGAGCATGGTCGGTGAGCTGACCAGCCATCCGCCCGTGCGCAGGTCGATCACGCCGTTGGGGCAGTTGACGTAGTCGTGGTGCCGATCCAGCTCATCGCTGATGGTGGCGATGCCGTGCATCCCGCGCATCAACACGACGATGTCGTCCAGCTCTGACCGCCGTAGGCAGCCTTTCCAGGCCTCGGCCTCGACCTCACGCTGCGACATGCGCAGCTCGTCCACCCGCTGCCGCACGAACGCCCGGGTGGCCTCACGCACCGCGTCGGCCCCGGGGTCGAACCGCCACCGGCCGCCGGTGAACTCGTGCCAGCCCAGGCCCGCGACGTACCGGAACCGGTTGATCATCATGGCGCCGGCCACACGCTCGGCTACGTCCGACTGCACGGCACGCCTCCGCGGCTGGTCCTCGACCGGCTGATCGGGATCGTTTCCATAGTCGATCACACTCACTCCTTTTGTGGTCCTGACTGATCTGACAGGCTATCCCGTTTGCAGCGATGCGCGCGCACGACACGCGCGTACGTGGGGCGTCAAAGACGGGAGCTTGTCAGATCGGTCAGAACGGCAGGTCAGAACAGCTTTGGGTCGACGAGCACGGCGCACTCGACGTCCATTGTGTGGAGGCTCTCCCACAGGTAAGGCAGCATGTTCGCCACACGCTCGGCCGCGCCGTCGCCTGGTCCCTCGACCGTCACGGTGGCTGCGTGGCGCACCATGTCCGCGACGCTGCGCATGGTGTCGTCCCGCAAGGCCCACGACGAGCCGCTAACCCGCACTCGGGCGTGGCCGCCGGTCGGGCATGGCTGACCAGCGATCTTGTTGTCGGTCACGGTGATCACGTACTCGAGCCGTACTCGAGGCTGTTCGTTCGTCATGGGCTCACCATAGACAGGCTTGCGCACCATGTGCAACCTGTGTAGGGTGAGCACCATGGAACTCATCACCAAGCACGAGGCCGCCGACCGGGCGAGCGTCTCGCGACAGACCATCGCCCGGTGGCAGGGCGAGGGCAAGCTGCACGCCCACGCACGCAGGCAGCCCAGCGGGCAGGTCGAAAACATGGTCGACGCGGCCGAGTTGCAGCGCCTGCTCGTCGAGGTCGCGCCCACGGTGACCGCGGACGAGGTGCTCGACGACCTGAACAAGCGCCTTGACCGCGAGCTGCGTCGGGCGAACGAGTCGTGAAGCGCGAGCGGTTCGTCAAGCCCATGCACCCTGCGGTGGCGTTCCTCGTCATCGCGGCCTGCGCGGTCGGTCTCGGCCTGTGCTGCGCGCTCGGCTACCTCGCAGTGGCCAAGGCCGTGCACCCGTGAGCAGCACCGAGATGCACATCTTTGCAACCAACTACTTCGACGAGATGTGGTTCACCCACATCGACCTCCACGAGGCGATTCGGTCGGATGCCGAACCGATCGACCCGCTACCGGGCGCAGAGGTGATGGTCAGCGTGGGCGGCGAAGACCTGACCATTCGCCTAGACGCTCAGGGTGTGCGCAAGCTCCGGCTTGCGTGCCAGAACTGGGAACGGGTCAACAAATGACCGCGTACGTGGTGCACGCCGAGCAGGGCAACGGGCTGTTCGCCCTGTTCGTCATCCGCAACACGCAGCACGGGCTGCCGGTCACGTGCAGCGCTTCGCAGACCGAGGCCTACCGAGCGGCCGAGGTGCTCAACCGGCCGACGCACACCCGGCACCGACGCAGGCGCGGCCCCCGGTCGCCGCTATGGGTGACGTTCGCCTACGCGTTGATCAAGGCGTCGTCCGCGTCGTTCGTTCTGATCACCATTTACAGCTACAAATAGGAGGCAACCCGAAATGGCATGGTGGAAACGCAACAAAGCGAAGGCCAAGAGGCTGCATCGCAGCAAGGGCAAGAACAAGCGCCTTGACCGCGAGCTGCGCGCCGCAGGCATCAACCCCGACATGGCTTTGTGCACCGAATGCGGCGAGTGGTACAACGTCCGCAACACCGCCGCCTGCAACCTGCACGCCCACTAGAAAGCGGTTTCCATCATGAAATTGGTACAGACTTATATGCGCGACGAGCTGGTCTCCGGCCTGATGGCGTGCGCGCGGGGCCTCGACGTACAGCGCATCTCGCTCACTACCTCGGCGGCCGACCTACAGTCGCTGCTGAAAGAAAGCGTCGTCTTGAACCTCACGACCCGGATGTTCAAGCACCAGAGCATCGAACGGCCGTGGATGAACGTCACGTGGAACGACGATGCGAACCTTGCGTGGGACATCATGATCTGGCTCACCCCGGGTACGTTCGTCGAATTCCTCGAGGCCAACGAACTGGGCCGGTGGGCGGACCAACCGGACAGCCGTAGCGCAGAACTTACGGACGCAGAACTGCGTCTGACGATCGACAAGGAGATCGCCCGAAATGGCTCGTGAAACCAAGGCAGCGAAGGCCGCTCGTGTGGGCGCGCTGTGCGCGGAGTACAGCAGGCTCACCGAGCAGATCGCCAAGAACGAATCCGACCTCAAGACGATCAAGGAACAACTGCGCGAGTGCGACTCGGGCTCCTACGGTGACTGGTCCCTCGGGTTCGGCAAGCCCCGGGTCATCCTCGACCAGTCCGCAGTGCGGCAGGCCTACGCCGAGCGCGGCGAGCCCGTGCCGATGACGAGCACCACGCCACCGCTCAACGTCAAGCCCAAGGGCTGACCGCACACCAGCGCCCCGGGCCCGTCACCGACGACGGCCACCCGGGGCGCTGTGCTGTCCTCAGCGAGGCGTGTGCTTGGCGATGTAGCCGGACACCCAGGCGACCGCGCCCGGGACCACCACGAGCACCACAGCCGCCACGGCGGCCGGCACGGTGTCGTGGAACAGCCACGCGTTGAGCGCCCACAGCACGAACCCGCTCACGGCTGCGCCCGCGCTCGCCGCGGTCACCTTCCGCTCGACCGGCGCGGCCGGGCTCGAGGTGACCTCGTCGGGCGTGCTCACGTGGTGCTCGCCGGCGCCTCGTCGCCCGCGGCCTCGTCGCCGCTCGGCTGCTGGTCGGTCGGGTGCTCGGCTTCGTGGGCCTCGAGCGCGGCCTCGATCGCGGCCTGCACGTCGTCCGCGGTCAGGTTCTTCTGCCCCTTGGCCACCAGCTCGAGCAGCGCGTTGCCCGCGGTGACCCGGCGCTGCGTCTCGACCTCGATCCGGATCAGGCCGGCCTTGGTGCCCGCGGTGCTCGAGCCGACGAACAGCCCCTGGTGGATGGCGCGCAACTGCGCGGCCTGCTCGGTGTTCATGTCGTCTTCCTCCTCGGTGTCGCGCAGCCGGGCCGCCACCTTGGCGACCGCGTCCGCGTGGGCGATGATCTCGAAATGCATCTCGTCGACGGGTCCACTGCTGTAGTCGCCACCCCACCGCACGACGTGATCGACCTCGTCGAGGATGGCGTGGATCGTCTTGCCCTGCTCCCTGGTGAACGTGCCGGAGCTGCCGCGCGGGTGCTTGGGCGCGTTGTGGTCGATCGCGGTCGCACTGGCGTGGTTGCTGTACCCGGTCAAGCTGCCGCGGATCGGGCGCTCGGCCCAGCCCCAGCACTCGCCGGCCACCGGCGGTTCGACGCGCGCGGCGAGCTGCCGCGCGACGTGGCCGAGCACGGTTGCGACGTCGCCGCCGCGAACCTTCCCGACGTAGGCCACGCGGTCGACGACGAGGTCGACGCGCGTGGGGTTCACTGGCCAACCGTTTTGCGAAACGGGCATGTCCGTACCTCCTAGCAGCCTGCGTTGACGCGTCGCTCGTGCACTGCCGCGGCGAGCCGACGCCCGATATCCGTTTGTGGCACTTGGGTTCCTGCGTTGTAGCCGTCGTCGAGCGCGACGAGCAGGCCGCACCACTGACGGTCGACATGGTTGGTATAGACCAGGTTCAGCACACCGACCGAGACCTGCCCGCAGAACAGGATCAAGATCAGGACCACCCACCGTGCGCGCGTCATCGGGTCATCAACTCGACACATCGCCCGAGGGCGATTCCGCTTGTGGTAAGGGAACACGTGACGACGGCGACCCGGTAGCGGGTCCACGCGCTAGCGAGATCAATTGCACCACCCCAGGAACGCCAGTCATTGCCGCGAACACGGTCAGCAGTGGCACGTTGACGTTGCCAGTCACGAGCTGCCATCCGATGCCGGTCAGCCCGAAAACCCACGTGACGACGTCGCGGATCACGGCGCCGACTCTGTCTACGTTCACGCACAACCGGTCCTTTCGATCACTGGGGCACCATCACCGCGTTGATGAAGCCGTTCAACGCGGAGATGTTCGTCGTGGAGACGCTGAACTCGGCGCGCACAACGACGTTACCCGTGGGCGTGCCGGTGCGGGTGTGGCCGGCGCCGATCAGGCAGCGCGTGCCGGACGTGGTGCCCTGGTTGGCCCCGGGCGCGTTGCCGTAGGTGAACGACGCACCGCCGTCAAACGAGATACCCACGCGTCCCGCGCCGTTCGAGTCGGTGTTGAGCGTGTTCTGTAGCTGCCCGGTCAGGTTGGCTGTGATCTTCACCGGGGCCGCGGGGTTGGTGAAGATGATCGTCTCGGTGCCCCACTGCTCGAACGTGGCCGCCGCCGCCGCGGTGTCGTTCGACAGGGTGGTGCCACCGGCGTTGAACACGGCCAGTGCCGCGGCCGTGAGCTTCTGCCCCGCTGCGAACGCCATGGCGTTACCTCACAGTCCTATGTAGACGGGGTTGAACACGTGCACGGCCTCGTTCGCCGCGTGCGCCTTCACTACGCCGTTGATGGCACGGGTGACGGTGAACGTCTGCGGACTGGCCGCGCCGGTGACGTTCGTGACCCGCATACGTTCGCCGCCGACGAGGATGTCGAACGGCCGGTCCCCGCTCGCAGTGGTCCACAGTGGACCGGTAGGGGTCTTCACCGCGAGCGTGCCCGCGCTGCTCGTGATCGACGCGTTCAGGCTGCTGGTGTCCGAGTCGAGGCGGCCGTAGTCTGCGTCGTCGAGAATCGGCACGTGCCAAGGGGATTCGGGCACGGCGTTGAACACGGCGCTGTGCCGGTAGGCGGTGGCGAGTTGCAGCGTGTAGCCGCGCACGAGCTGCGACAGGTCGTCGAACACGAGCGCGGCCTGCATGCCGGTGATCACCACCCGGTCGCCGATGGACACGGCGAGCACCGCGGCCACGCTCGCCACGTCCGGTGAGGACAGGTTCACGGGCACGCTGGGATACCGCGACTCGTCGACGGTGCCCACGTGCAGCAGCCACCCGGCCGCGTGTTGCAGTTGTTCGTCGGTGGCGACGTTGACGGTGATCGACTTGTCGTACCGGCCGACACCGTCCGGGGGCGCCGCGGTGGACATGGGGCCGCTGTCCAGCGTGACCCGGAAGTCGCCGCCGCCCTGCCGTTTGGCCGTGACGTCGTTGATGATCGCCCGGTCGTCGTCGACGGGTTGCAGGGGCGCGGCCACCTCGTGACCGGAGTAGCTCAAGGTCAGCTTGGCCGTCTGGCTCTCCATGCTCGCCGCGGTGCGGTAGACGATCGCCGAGGCGTCGCGCGCGTCGTACAGCTCGCCGCCGTCCGCGGTCGCGCACTCGGTCAGCAGCTCGAGCAGCGTCTTGGGCAGTTGCGGCCCCATGAACGCCGTGGTGGCCGCCGACCCGACGAGGCTCGAGCCGACACCCCTCGAGGTGCACAGCCGCGTGAACCGGGTGCCGGCGCGCTCACCGGCGTAGGCCTTGAGCTGGTCGACGAGATCGAACAGGGACGTGACCGCGGTCTGCATCGTCACGTGGCCCACAGCCATCGTGCCCGGGACCATGGTCAGGTTGAGCATGTAGCCCATGACCTGCGTCGCGAGCGTGCCGTTGGTGAAGCCGCCCGCGCCGGTGACCGCGTCGAGCGTGCCGACTTTCCAGTTGATCGAGGTCCCGCTCACGGTGAACTCGAGCGACACCATGCACGGCCGGCCGTTGAGCGCGAACCCCGCCGTCGAGTCCAACACCGACACGCCATCGCTGTTGCGCAGGGCCGTGATCCGCAGACCACCGCCGGTCTTGTAGTAGAGCGCCCACTGCAACGTGCCGGACGTCACGAGCGTGGCGAGCAGGGTGTCATCCGCGGCACCGATCGCCGGCACGGACAGCAGGAACCGCAGTTGGAACTGCCCGGTGAACACGTACGACCCCACGGCCGCGTAGAGCGCTCCCGTGGTGCCGATCTCGGGCAGGGGCTGCGACGCGGGGAATACCTGCGACTGCGCCGGCTTGACGTCGCCGAAGCGTTGCAGCGGCTTGCGGTTGGGGTAGGCGCTGGTGAACGCGACCGAGTCGGACCCGTCCTCACACGGCCAATACTCGATCGGCACGTTGCTGGTCTCGAACAGGTAGCCGCGCCTCATGCTCGACACCTCGGGCGTGTCCCGCGCGGCGAGCCGGCGCAGCACGCTGCCGGCCTCCACCTGCACCGTGCGACTCGAGTGGTCGAGGTCCCAGGCGGGCTCGAGGGATGTCAGCTCGCCCCTGAACGCCACGGTGGCGGCCTCGGTCACCCGGACCGGGGTGTTCTGGCCTAGCTGCCCGTACCACTGCCCCAGGGGGTTCCTGGGGCTGAAATGGCCGCTGTTGTCGTCGACGAGGAACCGACACACGCTCGGCTGCGGTCCGGTCGCCTCGGCGCCGCGCCCGTGGGTGATCGTGACCGCGGACGGCTGCCGCACGTAGCTGGTGATGTCGACCCAGGCGCCGGCCAGGAACAGCTCGACCTTGAGCGCGGTCGCCGCCATCACGCACCCACCTGGATGGCGCCCGTGCGGACCAACATCATGAACATGGTCGCGAACGCCGAGTTGAGGTCACCCATGAAGGTGACGTTGCCGCCGCCGCTCGAGCCGCCGCCGTCGCCGGTCACGTGCTCGCCGGCCTTGAGTACCGCGAGCTGCATCGTGCCCGGGTCGCCCGGGACGATGCCGCCCGTGTGCAGGGTCGGGATGTGCGGGATGTCCGGGATGGCGGGGATGCCGATCAGGCCGGACACGTCGTTCACCCGGTGGATCAACCAGTTGATCGAGTGGTCGAGCGCCCAGTTGATGCCGTTGATCACGCCGTTGAGCGCGCCGGTAAAGATCCCCTTGAGTAGGCTCCCCAGGCCGGACAGGGCCTGTCCGATGCGGGTCGGGAAGTGCGTAAAGAAGTCGACCACGCCATCCCAGGCCGACTTGATCCCGCCGACCACGGCCATGACCACGGTTTTGATGCCGTTCCACATGCCGATGAAGAATTTGCGGAACCCCTCGCTATGGGTCCACAGGGCCGCGAACGCGGTCACCAGCACGACGATCAGGCCGACCAAGAACAAGATCGGGTTTGCCTTAATCGCGTTGTTGAGGAAGGTCATGGCGATGGTGGTGCCGGACGTCACCGCGGTCCACGCGCTCTGCGCGGTGCTGGCAAGCCACGTCGCCGCAGTGCTGCCGATGATCTTCGCCCACAGCGACGAGACCGCAGGGATCAGGAACGACGCCATGCCGCCCGCGGTGTCCGCGCCGGCCTGACCGAGGCCGATCATCTTGTCCGTGAAGCTGGCACTGGGGTCCGACAGGGTGTCAAACGCGCCCTTGACGCCGTCGAGCACGTCGTGGAAACCCATGAACTTGCCCTCGGCCCCATCGGCCGATTCGCCCGCCTTATCGAAGCGCGAGCTGGCCGTGGTCATGCTGCCGGACGCGCTCTCAACCCGTTGGGACATCTGGGTTACAGCCGAACCAACGTTCTTGGTCGAGTCGGCGAGCTTCTTCTCGTCGCCGGCGAACGCGAGCGTGACCGTGGGGCCTGCCATCAGGTCACCTCGAGACCGGCGCCGCGCACGACGTCGACGAGCGCCCGCTCGAGCTTGTCGGCCACCTCGGCGCGGTTCTCGACGTAGCCGGCGAACAGGTACCGGCCCGTGCGCAGAAACGGCCGCTTGACCGACTTGTGCCGTCCGACGCTGCCGCCGAAGTCCAGGAACGCGTAATAGGGGAACTTCTTGCTACCGGCCGAGACCTGCGCGGCCGTGCGGGTCGAGCGCGCCCGGATGGACGACGAGGCGTGCCCGCCGTCGCCCGGACCATCGGGCACCTTGGGTCGGGCGTAGGACACGACCAGCTCGCCGGCCTCGTTCGCGGCCAGGCGCAGAGCCTTGGGCGCGTCGCTATCGAGCTTGCGCAACGCGCGGCTGAACTCCGCCAGTCCCTTGACCTTGATCGGTTCGAGTGCCGGCACGCCGTGTCACCTCCTCTTGCTGCTCGCCGCGGCCAACTCGCGCCGCTGCCCCTCACGTCCGAAGTAGACGGACCACTGCACGAACTCGGCGTTGGGCATCTCCTCCCGCAACCGGTCCACCGTCATGCCCAGCTTGCGAGCGAGCATGAACTCGAACTCGAGCCCGGGCTCGACCTCAAACGCTCGGTAGGCCTCTTTTGTCGGCACCCTGCGACATCCCGGACATCTCGGCGATGGCTTCGAGCACGAGCACGGTCTCACCGGCCGGTGACGCCTTGTCCCACTTGGTGACCTCGGCGAGCGTGAGTCGCGGCTCGACGAGGCCGGCCTGCATCGAAAGCCGCTCCATGAGTGGCTCATCAACCTTGCCGCCCTTGGTGGCCTTGAGCCTGATCTCTCGCACCTCACCCCGCGACAGGCCCCGCACGGTCACGGTGCCCACGTTGGGTAGCTCGACCTCACGGGTCGTCGCCCGCTCGGCCAGCAGTCTGGACTTGGTCGAGCTAC